AGGAGAAAATCCAAATGAGAAAAATTGAAATGAGAATGAACAATGCACTTCGCAATCAAACAAATTTCACATCAGGTAACACAGCAATTTTCACTACTGGTAACGAGAGCAGAGTTTACTTACATAACAATTTAATCGCTACTATCTACAGGGATGGCAATGTTGTTGAGGTCACATTATTCGATGGCGGTTGGCAATCTAACACCACTAAGAGCAGATTAAACGCTATATGCTCAGAATTTCTAAATGGTGCTAGAGTGTTTCAGAAAAACTGGAATTGGTTTTTAAAGAGTGGCAGAGGTCTTGTAAGAGATTTTGACAATGGTATGCACATTATGACCACTTGGTAATTTGACAGGGTTTAAAACTACCTATATAATAATAGAGGTATTAATTACCTCTATTTTTTATGGTTTAATTTATGGATGATTCTATTCTATCGGATAATCTGACGCAATCGGTAACGGATACATCGGTTTATGGGTTGTTTATGGTTCCTATAGGTAAATATACAAACAAAAAACATAATGAGCATAAAGCAATTCTAGTTGACTTTTTGGATCAAATCGATCCTAAAACTTGCATCCCATCGCCAAAAACGTCTATATGCTACAATATAACGCAATTAGGGGATAATGCCATATTAGAACATCAGGCACTTGCTACCATTAAGGAGACCATACAAAAGGCAGTATTTGAGGTTAATTCTCAATCATATTGCTATGAATGGGAAAGTTTCCAGGAAATCCAATTTTCAGACAGTTATATTGAGGTTGCTGGAGCAGAATCGATGTATGCACCATATGAACAATCAAATGTTTTATATAGTGGATGCTATTTTATAAACTACTTACCAGATAAACATAGTCCGCTTAAATTTAATCGGGCAATCGGTTCCCCACATTATCCCATTATGCAGGGAAAACACAGCAAAATAACACCTTTTAATAACCTTACTCAGGATGTACCAACTTCAGAGGGTGATATTTTAATTTTTCCCAGTAACTTATCCAGAGGTTTTGAATTAAACAGTACACCGAACCGATTAACTTTGACGTTTAACTGTTTTTGAAATCGCCCGCCTATTTGTTAAAAGACTATGAACCCATTTAAAAAGATCGATGAGAACACCTATCAGGATGAGGAAGGTATTTTGTATAAACCTATCCCAAATTATGAAGATTATTATGTTTCTAACTTAGGGGACATATACAGCACTAAATGGGGGAAATGGAAAAAATTAAAAATACACCTAAATGAAAACGGATACAGGAGGGTCACATTAAGACAACAAAATAAGACAGTTGTTAGACGTGCTGCAAGATTAACCGCACTTGCATTTATTTTTACGGATAATCCGAATTTAAACGTTATCCATATAGACAAAAATAAATTAAACGATATAGCAACTAATCTTAAATGGGAATGAAATAAGACCAATAAGAGAGAAATGGGAGCATATCGGAAATATACAAATAAATATAGGTAAGTATTTTGTATAACGTGTATATGTTCAGAAATATGCAGAGGTATAGCAGTCTTAGCAGATTAGCACAGAACAGAAACCTTTGCAACTATATCCGAGGATTCCCACATATCTCAGGGGCATATTTGACATTTATTTCTTTATACTCTATAATACTAATTGTAGTCACTAAGTAATAACAACTAACCACTAACTTATGCCTACTAATAGTAAACAATTCCAGGAGGATTACACAGACAAAAGTATTACCCTAACTGAGAAGTTGCGAGGATTCTATACACTTATAGAGGAGCAATCTTTACCCCCTAATGAACAAATAGAGTTGCTACAGTTCTTGTTAGATACTGAGCAGATTAACCTTACTAAGTATAAACAATTAGCGGATTATTATATCCTGGAAGGTTTACTTTATGATGTAGGATTAGCGGACAGTTAGTAACATTTTTCAACATATAATTTTTGTTTTTAGTGTAACCTACAAAAGTATAGGACGACATATATTATCGAAAACGACTTTTAAGGTACCCCATATAGAAAAAAAGGTCCCAGAAAAAAATGACAAAAAAGGTTCGATTACAGAAAGAAGCGGAATACTCTGATTTCCTTGGGAAAGAGTGGTCGCAAACACGTGGAGGGGGATGCTTTACCCTTCTATATGAGTTTGGAATTGCTAAAGGAATTCATACCTGTAAGGAAGATTACTCATTTACCGCAAAAGAGTTCTTAAAGGACTTATGGGAGGATGAAGGATGGTCTGCAATCAAAACATCCACAATGGGCGAAGTGTTCGATATAGACGATTTACAACTTTACGACCTCTTACTGATGAAATTTGATAAACGTATGAATCACTGTGCTGTTTATATTGGCGATGGTTACTTATTACATCATAAAGCATTTGACATATCACGTATAGAAGCTGTAGAATCCTATATACCTTCGACACTATATGTTATCAGAAAGAATGCGTAGAAACATCGCCACCATCCTAGAGGACGAAGAAACTGGCGAGATATATGTAAAGATTCCAGACTGGTTAATCTCAGAGGCAGACCTTATGGAAGGCGATGAGATTGAATTTGGTATCGATGGGGATACTATAACAATAGACAGAGCAAGATGAAATTAACCCTATCGGAGCAAAAACTGTGCTATGATGCAGTTATGAGTTATCGTGACAGTAATGGAAACAGTAAGGAGATTGAACGAGTTCTTGGTTACTTCCAAGGGGCAGTAGACTTTTATGTCAGAACCGAAAGAGAATACTCCTCAGACATATAATATCACTCTCACAGCAGAAGAGAGGCAACTTATATGCAATAGTGCTAGATGGTGCCTTATCTACAAGTCAGAGGTCTGTGGAGGTGCTCCACTAGCACGTGTACAAAAGATATGGCAAAGTATCTGTGATAAACTAGATGCTGATGGTTTTATAGAGTAGGTATTAAACCCTATATAACCGTGTGCCCCGAACGTCGTCCCGACTCAATGGAATTACTGAAATTTACACCTAAAGTACAAATATACGATAACTTTATGCAGGAGGAGGACTTCTGTAACTTACGTGACTATATGCTATCTGGGGATATCCCTTGGTATGTCTCTACTAAAGTGTTTCACGTAGCGAGTATTGTATATGATGAACTAAGGGAGAATGAATTAGATAACTGGCAACTAACTAACACGTTATATGAGAATGGTGTACCTACGAGTAGTGCATACGATGCTGTATTGCCTTTATTGAATACTATTAAACCTCGTGCTATAATAAGAGTAAAAGCAAACCTAAACTTTCGTACGAAGGAACTGGTAAGGTATGAACTGCATACTGATGTCGGTAACTATGGAGAAAATGAATTTGCTGGTGCTACTACTGGTATATTCTATCTAAATGATAATGATGGTTATACCTTCTTTGGTACTGGTGAAGAGGTGGAGTCTAAAGCAAACCGTTTAGTTACATTTCCTGTCAGCACACCTCATAGTGGTACATCCTGTACGAATACACAAAACAGAGTTGTTCTAAATCTAAATTACTTCTAATGGATCCTAACATTAACTATAACAACATACCTGAGTTTAAGACTAAGGAGGAAGAAGATGAGTGGCAAAAGTTAATTATTGCTGAGAGTATCAAGAATCTTGCCACACAAGTGAAGAACCACGAGAACCTACTAGCACGTGGTGCCAATATGTACAAGTATAAAATACCTGGTGAAACAGGTTATAGTAATCTGGTAGAAGTCTTTGACGCTTTGTTTTTCAGACTAAATAAACTTGAAGAGATTGTAAAAAATAGTGCCAGCGTACCTGATTGAGTCTGGTCGTAGTTATGAGAACCCTGTAGATACTCACGACTACCAGAGAACATACACATCTGATGATCATCCCTCGTTTGGGAATATCAGTGACCCTAATATGACGAATAACGCATATCAGATCAGGGTGGATGGTTCTGGACCTGGGTCACTAGCGTTTGGTAAAGATGAAGTCTATTATATTGGAACGCAACAGGAAACGTGTGTAGCAAACTGTGATTCAGAGAGAAGAGAAGTATATAGATTTTATTCTGGGAGAAGACTAGATCACGTATATCACTATGATAATGAACTACCTGATAACCTTCCCCTTAACCCAAGAAGATATAATAGAGAACCTCGTAGTGGTATACAGGTATTCTATTTCCAAAAAGAAAACTTAGCAAACACAACACCAGTATACTTACATTATGATTCTTCAAACTTTAATTCTTATCTGTCTTCTTCTTCTAGTGGTGCTATAGCACTATTAGGATATATCTGGTCAAATGCCACAGACCCTGCTAATCACTCAAATGGCAGTGTTTTGAATCCTGGTGAGAGTATGATTCCTCTTTATCACTATAGAGCTACAGGTGATCCAAGAGGTACAGATGATTTTTATACTATAGACCCTGCTAATGAATCTAATTTGCAAATAGGGGTGGCGGGCGTGCCCGACTCTACAAATCCCTTGGAGCAAGCATATACTTATATTGGTATATACGGATATGTATTTGGATCAAAAGCACCTAGAAGAAAAAAGCAAGTTGTAGAAACTGGTAGACCTACTAACACTGGAGAGGTAGATAGATCTGGTTGGTATGCCTTTGATTCGACAGGTCCTTTCTCTAAAAAGAGTTATGAGTCAGAAACAGCGAACACAGCAGCAATAAATGGGTGGGGTAATCCCGATAATGTCGATATTTTGTCCGATCAAGCTAATTTTGAGTGGTTTTATGGTAAAAATGGTGCTGTAAAGGCAAGTTTACCTAAATTTTTGGGTTTTCACGACGCTTTTGAGGGTCAATTCGTCTATTATCTCTATGATACGTCATTTCCGTTCTCAGGACCGATATATGGCATCAATTTATTGACTACAGATGCTCCTTGTGCTCCAAATAACTCAAATAGTTGGCAAGAGACCATAACTTACCATAGTTATTACTATGAGATGCGTCAAGATGCGTGGAAAACTAAAAAAACACATCTTACAGTCGATGCACCACCTGGATCAGGTATGTCAGAGTCATTTTGGGCAGTAGGCACAGATGATCTTATGGTATTCTTTAGATATACCTCTAGTACTGGGTTCTTTGCAATAGGAGAGACAATAAATGGATGGAAATGTCAAGCTGTAAGGTATTTTGGTGATGAATTGAAGTGTGGTTACATCAGATTACAGACAGTTAATGGTGTAAAGGGTAATGCGTTCACATATCAGAGCACATATACCTCTAATAATGGTGGAGTAGCAGAAATATTGGCAGGATTTGGTATTGAAGACAAAGCAGCGTTCTTTGGTGTCTATGAATTTCCTAAAAAAGTGGCATATGTAAAGGTAGAAGTGGATAATGGAGCACTTATACCAGGTAGAAACATAGATCTTGCTATTTTAGAGGCAACTGTTAACGCTAAAGGAGAGATTGGTTCTATAGAAATCATCAATTCTGGTAAAGATTACGTAGATCCTATCATAAACATATCAATTCCAGAGATAATGCGTCAAGAAGGTTTCCTAAATACAGGTAGTTTGACCAATGAGACCTTTGCTGATAACTATACCACGAATAATCAAATCAATAATCAGTCAGAAGAGGGATTACCAGGTGCAGGACAAGCAACTCACAAGGCATTTAAAGCAGCTGAGAACGAAAGATTTGAAAGTGATGCTGGATATTCTGGGACAATCAGACAAGCAAGAGCAAGTGTAGTATTAGATGCACAAGGAAGTGTATCAGCAGTAACAATTATTGATCCAGGTGCAGGATATAGACCAGGTGAGAAACCACAAATAGATGTTGTACAACGTAATTTACAAAAAGATGAGGTAGTTTTATTTGGTGGAGACGAAAGTGTTAATGAAGTAGCAAGAAAATCAGATGAATCTTCTGATAATACTACTATTGGTAACTCAGATGTGTCAGATGTGATGGGAGAAGCAAGTGTATTACTTGGAGAAGCGGTATCAGGTTACGATACTGCTAGTGAAGAAGAAGGATATTATGGTTATATTATGATGAATGATATAAATGCCGAAGAAAAAACTAAATTTTGTGGTGATCAACTGCCAATTAACTGTTTCAAACCCGAAGTTGGTGAAGATTGGATGAATTTAGGCACATATATTGACCCATCTGAGTTTGGAACTAATATTAAACGTTATGGAGACCCTAGATGGGAGCAAAATGACAGTTTTATATCGGAAAGTGCTGCACATAGTGCTGATAATTCTGATGAATTAGAGAGTAGATTCAATAATGGGATGTATGGAATACTTGGTGGTGACTGTGTAGAGGTTATGCAAGCAAATATGTACCATACTCGTAGATTTTTTGACATACCTTGTCCTTATGTTGCATATGATCAGAAAGGTGTGTTAAAAACATATGGTTATTTGCCACACAAATACTGTGCAAGTCAGCAAGAGACTGCTCTAGTGACTGTTTCAATGACTATTGAAGGTGATGTATCACAAAAAGGTGAAGTAATTAACCAACAATTCATTGATTGGTTGGAGTCATTACCAAAACCGTCACTTACAAGACCAAGACCAGCAGGTCCTAATGATAGATCACACTCTTGTACACGTGGAAGTAACGTAAAAGGACGTTGTTTCTCTGCTGGTAGTGGTGGATACACCTTTGTACCTGATGCGGGAGATGAAAATACCTTTGATTTTTATGGAACAGAGTTACAAAAACTTGATACTTGGTTAGGATCTGGTAACTATTCAGCATATGGGTCAAGTTCTGTTACAGTTTCGGGTCAAAACAATAACTATGGTTATAATACAATACAGATGTCGAGTTGTTCTAATGGCAAATTCCCGAATCCTTGTTGGCACAATTTCGTTACTGATGGTGTATTGGATGTTTATTCTGGCTATGACAATAATGGTACTGGGTTAACATCTGATGATATATGTTCTGGTCAACTGTTTACTACTTCGTGGTCAAGAGGAGCATCAGGATGTTCTGCTTTAAAAAGTATTATTCACTCCACCGTAGCGTTCGATACAGGAAAGACATCTGAGTTCGATCCATACATAGAGTTAGGACCAATTACTGGAAGGATGCACTGGGTTAATAACCTAAGTGGATCTGCTAAACTCTTAGATGATTCATTGAACCGATATGGGAATCCTTATTTTGAAGAATGCGACTTAACTGATGAAATCAATGGTTACTAATTTATTCTTATCTTGTCCTCCAGTATACACCTTACCTGGTACTTGGACAGAGTGCCCTCACACTATTATTCCTCACTACGAATTTGATCCTAACTTCACTTTCCCAATAGCAGTAGCAGTTATTACTGTGTTATTGGCAGGGTTTGGAGTTTACAGAGGATTTTTTGCAAACAAAGGATTGGCAGATCCTTGGGACGAACACGACGATTAAATGGGATTTAAGGTACTACCAGTAGCGAATCACAACGGACTCCCTGACTCAGGACACGGATTCCCGATTCCTAGTACCATTCATAGTACACAAGCGTGTAACTCACCACCTATATTACTATCAATCAAAGTAAAGAATAAAACTTGCTTGTGGCCACCCACACCTTTGGTGCCTTTGAGTGCGTTGAATCCAATGCGAGCAATGGTACAGGTAAATAGGTTGCCTATTATGATTATGGGTGATACGTTCACACCCCATATGTCACCCACGACAAATATAATCAATTATTTGTGCCCGTGCGGAAAAGCAACTTGTATTATACCTACACCAATAGTCTGTAGTTTATTAACTGTAGAAGATTGTGGTGGTGTCGGACATCCACGTATATTGTTTGCAACAACTAAAACTGTATTAGCCTTTAAACTTCCGATTGGAAGAGTAACTGATAGACTTGGTGCACCAGCAGGATCATATGCTGGATACCCTTGTAGTAGTAGAGTAACCTATGGATCACCCACTGTATTGTCAGGGTAAGATTTTTGCGTCTAAATATAACTACAGGGAGTATATTTTATGTTAACAGCTGATTGTTCAGAAGAATTTCTCAGGAAAAATGTTCTGATAACCGACCCTAGGTATGATAAATACCTTAAGAAAAGGTCTAAAAAGGAAGACTCTAAAAAATAATGGCATATCGTTTTAAAGCAGAAAGAAATTTATCACGTCAATTTCGTGATTTCAGTATGTCTATGAAGGCAAATCCTAATACTGAAGATTTCTCTGTAGTTAAAAACGAAAACGCTATTAAACAATCAATGAAAAACCTTGTTATGACAGGGTTTGGAGAGAGACCCTTTCAACCAGAAAAAGGATCTAGATTACGTCAAATGTTATTTGAAAACTTTGACATTTTTATGCTAGAAGAACTTAAAGAAGAAATTGTCAATACACTTGGCAGACTTGAACCACGTATTACCGTATCTCAGGTAAATGTTGATATTGATGATGATAATAATTTAGAAGTTGAAGTTGAGTATGTAATTATTGGTGAGAGAATAACTCAAACTGTAGATTTCCTATTGGAACGTACTTAAAATGGCAGCAATTCCGTCAAATTTAACATCATTAGACTTTACAGAGATCCGTGAGTCTATAAGATCGTACCTGCGTACAAGAGATGAGTTTACAGACTACGATTTTGATGGCTCAGCTGCATCATACTTACTCGACGTTTTATCATATAACACATACTATGCGTCTTTCAATGCTAATATGGCAATGAATGAGGCGTTTTTAGAGTCAGCAACAATAAGAGATAACGTAGTTAAGATAGCAAAACAGTTAAATTATACGCCAAGATCAATAAAAGCACCAAAAGCGTGTATTGCATTCAGTGTTCAAACTGGAACTGTTGGTTCTGGGACAACATATCCTTCATCTGTAACCTTGAAAAAGGGTGATGTATTCATTTCTAGCACTAATGGTGCAGGATATACATTTACATTACCATCTGATTTGGTTGCAACTGTAGATCAGTCTACAGGTGTTGCTACTTTTAGCAAAGTTGTGATATATCAAGGTAACTTAATCTCATACCAATACATTGTTGATGACGTTAAGAAGAGAAGTTATCTAATTCCTGCTGATCAAGTTGACACTGATCTATTAAAAGTATCAATTTCACCCAATACACAGTCAGAAGAGATTGACACATACAACCTTGTACAGAACATTGTGGATGTTGATGGTACAACTCGTGGATTTTTCCTTGAAGAAGGAGATGATATGCGTTATAGTGTTGTGTTTGGTGATGGTGTTATCTGTCGTCAACTAATATCTGGTGAAGTTATTAAACTAGAATATGTTAAAACTGAAGGTACTGCTGCTAATGGTTGTAAGAAATTTACATTTATAGGTAAAGTTCAAGACTCTGAGCAAAGATTTGTACCAGCAGCGAACATATCCCTAGTGACTGTAGACGGTGCTCAAGATGGTGAGGACATAGAATCTACCTTGAGTATTAAATTCAATGCTCCAAGGGCATTTAACAGTCAAAACAGAGCAGTTACAGAGTCAGACTACGAATATATTACTAAAAAAGTCTACCCTGCTGCTAGATCTGTTACCGTATATGGTGGAGAGAGGTTACAACCACCTGTTTATGGTAAAGTATACATATCAATTCGTACACAAAGTGGAGCATTACTTAACACAACAACGAAAAAAAGAATCAAGACTGATTTACTTAAATATTCCATTGCAGCAATCGAACCTGTTATTGTCGATCCCATTACACTCTACATTAGACCTAAAACTTGGGCGTTCTTTGATGGTAATAAAACTGCATTATCTAATAATGAAGTTGCGTCTAGAGTTTTGGGGGCTATCGATCAATACAATAGTCAAGCGGAATCAACAAGGTTTAACGGACGTATTGACCAATCTGCGTATCAATCGATGATAGATTCCTCTGATCCTTCGATCAGTGGTAACGTGACACATATGTCACTTGGTATGAACATAGAAGGATTCACATTTGGATCAATGTTCTCTAAATGTGTCGATTTCAATAATGAAATTGCAAATCCTAATGACTTGTCTGGTGGTAGTGATCCTAGTGGCACTTGTACTCCTAGATATTCTACTGTAAAGACAGGTACATTCTATGCTACTGGTTATACAGAAGCATTATTAGCAATAGCGGGTGGTGTCAATGCAAGTCAAATTTCATCAGCATCTTTGATACAAAATGATACATCTGCACTACTTCCAGTAAATATTCGTGACGATGGTTACGGAAAACTTATTATGGTGACTAAAGTTGATGAAACTGAAGTCACATTGAAGAAAAATGTCGGAACTGTCGATTATAAAACTGGACAGGTATGTGTAGGACCTGTTGACGTTGCTGGTACACCTGATGGTACTACTAGAATACCAGTTACTATCATTCCTTCTTCTGGAAATATCAATATTGGAACTGGTTTGGATCCAACCATTTTCAATCCTACAGTACAAACTATCGATTACACTATAGACGGAACAAACGTTCCTACTTTTGATCCATTCGACTTTACTGCAATTAACTTCGATGGAACACCGATAAATATCATTGACTATCCAACTACAGTATACGAACTCCCAGAGTTTAACTCTTGCTTCTAGGTAATAAAGTAGATGAAGGCAGTAACCGTCTCACATAGAATTCAGGATCAGATTCCTGAGTTTATAAAAGATGATAACACACAGTTTGTTGCTTTTTTAGAGCAATACTACAAATCTCAAGAAAAATCAGGTAAACCCTATGATATTCTTGGGAATATTTTGCGTTATGCTGATATTGGGTCTGGAGAGTTTGATCCAAACTTCCTTTCATCAAAATCTGCTGTTTTAGAGGCAGTTAATCCTACTCAGAAAGAAATTATAGCAGAAAATGTCAATTATTTCTTAGAAAAAGACGGAACTATCCAAATTGACAATGAGGTCATATATTATGAGAGTGTAACTCACTCACCAGACATTATTTTTACGCCAGGTGTTAATAAACAGGAATTTGATAGAAAGATACAAGAATTTGAACCTATATCAAACCAATTTGATGGAGTAAAGACAGAATTTGAATTAAAGTTACTTGGAGATCCAGTTTCACCTTCAAGTGCACAACATTTGCTTGTAATCGTCAATAACGAGTTCAAATTCCCTAATATAGACTATTTTGTAGAAGGAGATAAACTACGTCTTGTAACGCCTCCTCTTACCCCTACAGGAGAACTTACAGGTGCTATTAATACTGTTAGATACCTAATTGGTTACACAAGTATACCAGTTAAGACACTAGATACGATTACAGCAGCAAGTAATAGTAAAGAGTTCCATCTTTTTGAAGCTGGCAATAGTTATTCACCTTTATCTACTGTTTCTACTATAGTAGTTGTTAATAGAGTTGAAAAACGACCATTTGAAGAATATACAATATTTGAAGACAAGTTAATATTCAAAGAAGAGGTTGCAGAAGGAACTGAGATAGTTGTACGTTCTGTAGAGTTAATTGCACCTCAATTCGGTTCTGGTGCGTCTGCTATATCACAAATTGTTGATAATCAGGTAAATGCAGTCCTTGTAAAAAATGGTGGTACTGGATATAGGTTAGGTTTCTCTCCTAGAGTCAGTATTACATCAACTTTAGGAACTGGAAGCAATGCAACTGCGGAAGCACTGGTAAATGGTATCAAAGAGACTCAATTACTATTTTCGGGACAAGGTTACTCTGCAAATAACCCTCCTACAGTTGTTGTAGACCCTCCTGCTGATACAGAAGGTACAACTGCTCAGATTAGAGCAATAGTTGACGATGAACTTGAAGGTGTAAGTCAACTTATAGTGGACAGTTCAGGAAGTGGTTACGATAGGATTCCATCGATCAAATTTATCAATCCAGGTGGTGCACAGGTAAGTTCTCCATTGTTAAACGATACTAGCATCAAAGCAGATTCATTTACTGTTATTGCTAAAGGTTCAGGATATACATCTCCTCCATTAATTTATTTGGATCCTCCTACTGGTGATAATGCTATTGTTGCCAATGTAGTCGCTACAATCGACTCTGACGGTCAAGTAAATGGTGTTACTGTAGTATCAGGTGGTCAAGGTTATTTGACCGTTCCAAGGGCACGTGTCATCGATCCTGTGGGTGCACAGATACTTGATGTTAGTGTAACTGGTGGTAGAGTTACTAATATTGAACTATTAACAGGTGGTAAGGGATATACTGATGCTCCATCTGTGTATATCGTTGATAATAGAAAAGATGTTGCTGGAGAACCTATAGGTGGTACAGGAGCAACTGCTGTTGCAACAATATTCAACGGAGAGATCACTGATATCAACATAACCAGTTTTGGAACTGGATATTCAGATACAGAACCTCCTCAAGTCTATATTGCTGCTCCTCCTGCCCCAGAAGCATCTTGTGACGTTGGTTTTGGAGAAATTACAGGTTTTACTATTCATAGTAAAGGAAGTGGATATCAACCATCTGCTTTTGTTAATTGTAAGCGTGGTGTTTCTGCTGTAACCAGTTTTGATCAAAAAGGAAATCAAGTATACTCTAAAGAGTCAGATACTATACAGTCTTCACATAATGTATCTGCTGAAATTAAGAACTTAGATACTTTATTTGCTAAAGAATTATACAATCGTTATGTAAATCAATATCTACCAAACGCTGAGATCGACTATGAAACAGTCAATGCTCCGCAGATAATAAAAACTATTAGTGATTTTTACGCATCTAAAGGTACGAAGATATCAACTCAGTATCTTTTCAAGATGCTGTACTCGGAAAATGTTGATGTTTCGTATCCAAAAGATGAAGTTATCAAACCATCTGCGGCTACTTGGAACGTAGATACCGTACTTCGTGCTGATTTGATATCTGGTTCTGCTGCTGATCTACAAGATTCTCAACTTATGCAGTATATTGACCCTGTTGATTCATCAGTTCAAGCAGCGTCAGCATTGATTGAAAACGTAATAGCCATCAACACTGGTGTAGGTACAGTATATGAATTAGCAATATCTGAAGAAACACTGTTAGGACAGTTTACAATACCGTATAAAACTACGCTTGTTGAACCATTATCTACAACAGAATCGATTATTACAGTCGATTCTACGATTGGTTGGCCAGAAAGAAACGGTACAATCCGCATCAATGATCAAGAGGTAGTGCAATATAAGGAAAAAACACTCAACCAGTTCATAGAATGTACACGTTCTAAGAACGGAGTGGTGGAAGATTGGGATGCTGGTACAACAATTTACTCAGATATCTTCGTATATGTTAATCAGGGTGCGTCAAATGAGATCAAATTACGTGTTTTAGGTATTGCAGATGCAAAATCTACGGTATTGAATGACACTGGTTCATATTACTTACCAGGTGATAAACTAAATGTTGCATCATTAGGATCTACATCTATAGACCAAAGAGTTACTTCTTGGTTGTATAACGTTAAAAAACTCATTAGTGTTACTGGAATTGTACCAGGTGGTCTTAATAATCAGACTGCTACTGTTACTTGTTCAAATAATCACGGTCTATTGGTTGGTGACTCTGTAACGATCTATGGTGCAAACCCAACTGTGTATAATGGTACATTCACCGTTACATCACGTATCAGTCAGACTATATTTGAATACAATATACCAGCTCCATCTGATGCTTCTCCTCAAGGTAATATTCTATTATCTGTTGACTTGAATAAAGGAAAATCTTCAGAAGAGGGTATAAGTGTTGCTATCAAAGACTTTACAACAAACGTACAGAATACATTCTTCAATTCACAGTATGCTTACATCGCATCATCTGGTATACCAAACTATGAGGTAGGTCCGTTTGTTGGATCAGCACTATTACCAGGAAACCAACGTAAACTTGTACGTATACCACGTATCATAGAAACTGTATCAAAACGTGATGATACATCATTCGGTCCGATTGGTGCTTGGGTAAACGGTGTATCTGCGTGGTCATATAAGTCAGAAACTAAAATTAAGTTTGGTGGTATAACATCAATCGAAATTGGTTCTGCTGGTGAAGGATATGACGCTGCAAATCCTCCTGTTATTGAGATTACTGGTGGTGGCGGTTCAGGTGCTGCTGCTAATGTTACTGTTAACGGTGCTTTAAGTGAAATTGAAGTAGACACTGGTGGTACTGGTTATACATCATCTCCTCTAGTTTCTATTGTTGGTGGAGGTGGATTTGGTGCTACTGCGACTGCTGTTATAACAAATGGTGTTGTATCAAGAGTTCTTGTTGAATCACCAGGTCAAGGATACACATCACAACCTGACGTTTCTATATCAGGTGGTGGAGGTAGTGGTGCAACTGCTACTGCAAGTGTTAGAGGTCCAATTCAATCTGTAGCAATAACATCAGCAGGATCTTCATATACATCATCTCCCACAATTAAGTTAAACTCAGGTGAAGGTGCTGTAGCACAACCAATTATTATTAACGGTAGAATCGTATCTATCGCTATTATTGCTGCTGGTAATGGATATACGACTGCTCCAGAGATCATTATTAGTGGAGATGGATATGGTGCTGTAGCAAAAGCATCAATAGGTAGTGTTGGAGAAGATAGAGGTAAAGTTATTGGTGTTAGTGTTATAAACAGAGGTATTGGATATACTACAGGTAGCACTACTATTCGTCTTGAAGCAGTTGGTTCTCAAGGAACATTCACCGCTAATGTATTTGAGTGGACTCGTAACCTCCAGCAAGAACTTGGATCAAACTTTGATGGAGCACGTGGTTATGTGTTTGCAGGATATAACACACAGTATGGTGGTGAATATGCACACGTATCAGATCCAAAGCAATTAAGATATGTTTTAGGTGATAACGTATTTAAAAATCAGTCAACTCAGCAGTTACAAGAATTATCAACAGGATATTTACATTCTCCTATTTTAGGATGGGCATTTGATGGAAACCCAATATACGGTCCTTATGGATACATTGATGCTACAAACCAATCATCTGGTGTACGTCGTATTAGATCTTCATATAGAATTAAATCAATACTTGTTTTTGATACTGCAACAAACCCAAATCCAGTTAGGGTAGATGGTCCGCTACTATCAGATTATCCAGCAGGATCATTTATTGAAGATTATGAGTATGCTTTCCAAGAAGGTGACTTAGATCAATACAATGGTCGTTTTTGTAAGACACCAGAGTATCCCGAAGGAACTTATGCTTACTTTGTTTCTATTGACGCATCAGACGCTGGTAATCCAGTGTTCCCATACATATGCGGTCCTCAACTATACTCACAACCTGATTCTTGGAACTACAGTCAAAATGCTGTTCAAACAAATATTCCTGCTGATGTTGTTAGATTTAGAGATCCTTATGAAAATGTTGACATAGATATTGATCGTCAACCAAACCAAGATACTGATATTCTTGTAACTGAAGATGGTCTTGAGTTAATCTTTGAGATTGAAGATACAAACCGTGATGGTGTCATCAATAACTTAGAAGATACTACACCTTATACTATTGCAGAAGAACCTGTATTACAATTATTTGATTACTACCCTAAAGTATCTACAAGATCTGAAGTTGATATTGATATTGAAACCACTACTAAATTTGAAGATGCTCAGATAGACGGATTTGTTATTGAAAATCCAGGTGTTTCTTATAAAGTTAGTGATAAATTATTCTTTGACAATGAAGATACACAAGGATTTGGTGCTTCTGCAAAGGTAAGTGCTGTTGCTGGTCTTTCCATACAGGGATACAGTTCTTATATGTCAGGAGATATGCCATATGGACGTATTACAACTGCAACAGAACACGAATTGCGTGTTGGTGATGAAATTATTGTTCAAGAGACTCCTATACTAGATTCTACCAATAAGACATTCAAAGTTAAAGTTATACCTGGTGTTGAAAATGTTACTATAACTCAGACAGGTTTAGGTTACTCTGATGATATTCCTCCAACATATGAACTAATATCCTCTCAAGGTCAAGATTTTCAACTTACTTTGAATAGAACAGAGGCTGGTGCTGTTAATAGTGCTAATATTGTTAACTCTGGTTCTGGATACAGTCCTACAAATCCTCCACAGATTAGAGTATCACATCCACAAAGATTTAAGAAAGCATCATATTTCCTAGCATTCCTAAAAGAGCAGTCTGGAATCGTTTCTATTAATGATATTCAAGTAGCAGATGATCGTACATTCTATGTTTGTGGACATAGTTCTGTACCTAATGGTGATACATCTGGTATGCTCGCTAAGTTTAACAGTGATGGTCGTCTTCTTTGGAAACGTGCTCTAGTTCCATCATTACCAGCGTCAGGAACTAAAAATCTTAGTTTTAAATCATTATATGTTGAAAACTCAAATCCACACAATATTTACGTTATTGGTGAACTATCTCCAAATACAACAAGTATTGTATACAACCCTGATATAGTTGTTATCAAATATCAGTCAGGTTTTGATAATGCTAACAATCCTGATGGTATTGTTCAATGGCAACGTGATATTGCTGGTATATCTGGTACTACACGTAGAGATTATGCTACAAGTATACATTTAGATCAACTTGGTAGAGTTATGATTGGTGGTTACACTGATTCAAACTCACTCAGTCCTGATGATATGTGGGTTGCATTACTTGATCTTGATGGATCAGTAATGGAAAAACGTAAAATTGCTTCTGCTTCTGGTAACGAACATCTACATCAGTTACTTTGGAAAGCAAATGATACATTCTTATTCTGTGGTATCAGTGATCCTGCTGGTTCTAGTGATATTATTCTTGGTGAGACATTCTATGATGGAGTTACTATTGAGGTTCAGTGGTCTAAAATTATAACCAATAGTAGTTACAAGTTTACAGATCCAACAATGTCTATTGACGAATATGGATCAGTTTATGTAACTGCTACTGCTGTTAATACTGATGGTAAGAATTACGGTGTTTTATATACAAAATTTGATAATGACGTTTATACTTCTACTGTTGTAAGTAAGATGTTTGTTCCTACTGGAACTTATGCAAGTTGTAAGAATGGTGGTGTTAAATTTGATGTATTTGGTAATATTGACCTTTCTTGTAACGTTGAAAGAGATTTCAACAATGTACAATCTGTAACCAGTAAGATTTCTTGGAATACTGGAAATATTATTAACTCTGCTTCTGTATCTGAAACAAATGGTATTGGATATTCAGCAACTGTAGTTTCTAGCGATAACTCAGGTGATACTATTGTTGCTGGTAATAAAGTAGAATCTGTACAACTAGCAATATTAAACTGGGATACTGCTGATAATCTTCTAGAAGACACATACAATGACACTCTTGCCACTGGTTCTAACAAAGCGTGGTATGCAACTGGTAATGCTGTAATAGATCAAACTAAAAAGTATGCTGGCACATCTTCTGTCAAGTTAGATGCTCCAAACTCCTTGGCATTACTGTATGGTGCTGATGTTGCAACATCTTGGACTATTGAAGGTTTCTGGGCATTAGGTTCTACACAGTATGCAGCAAACAATACAACACCTCATCTATACACTGTTACAGACAACGTTGGTAATGAAGTTAAGGTTGGTCTTGATGCTTCTTCTGGTGCCAATGCTGGTAAGGTATTCTTAGTTCTTGGTGGATCAACAATATACTCAACTGCTACTACTTACGTGACACCTTTCAATGCAGAAGCATTTGTACACGTTGCGTTAAGTAAAGAACGTGTTGGAGTTGGTAATTATGTTTATAGAGTCTATGTCAATGGTGTTGAAGCAATAAACAATACAAGTACAACAGCTGATGTTAATTTAAAAGATGTAACTATCGGACCTAAAGGTACTCCAAGTTCTTCAATCAGTTGGATAGGATGGATCGATAATATTGCTGTATCACAAAGTGCTACAAGAATTGAAGCATATACACCAGCTCTAGTAACTGGTACAAATACTACAACTCAAGCATTCATATACAAACTTGATAAAGATAAAACAAAACTTGGTTCATTCACTCTAAACGATGTAGAGACAGGACATACCTTAACAACCGCCTCCAACAGCAATTATACGTTTAATACCCAATCTACTACTGTTAGTCCTTGGGCTATAGGTCCTGCTGGTATTCAAATCCTTGACTATGGTGATGTTGTTGCAAACCACGTACCAGGTTCACTGACATTTACATCTACTGATGAAACATTTGCAAGTAGAACTGCAACTATTCCAACACCAGGTGGTAAGAAACTACTTCTATCAACTACTGTTATACCTAAGTTCTACTTTAGAGATGCAAGATACTCTAGTATTGACCTTGTAAAAACACTTACATTCAATCAAAATGCAACATTTACTAAAGGTTCTACATTACAACAGTATTCTGTCATTGGTGGTGCTGATGTAGTCAGTGCATATGGTGTAATTGTTGATACTGGAGCAAACTTTGTTAAGATTGGTAAGATTATTGGTACATTTGACAATACAAAACTACTAAAATCTACTCATAATGATGTAAACGAGTTAAATCAGAGTTTTGTAGAAGAAAGTACATACCCACAATGGGTAACTAACACACCATATACTACTGGTGACATCGTTTATAACGATAAAAAGTGGTACACTGCATCATCAACTGCCACATCTGGTACTATTGCACCTGTTCATACTGGTGGTACAACGACTGATGGTAACGTAAACTGGGCATATACATCTCCTTCAGGTATTTTCATAATAGATCTTGCCAATACTTCTTATAGTGGTGGTACTTTAAATCAATTTGCTTCTTGGAAACCATTCTCAGCATCTGATTACACTATTAAAATTGAAGAAATCTATGCTGATTCTTCCTTTATTAAAGGAGATACCATTGATGCTGATGCTGTTAACTTAACTTTCTCTGTTGATGCTACTGGAAAGGTTGCAACATTTGGTGGATTGCTTGGTGTTAAGAAAATTAGTATTGCTGCAACACTCAATAAAGACGTTATACCTACAGGAGCACTTGCAAATACAGATATTGTTTATTGTTCTGCTACTAGCAGACATAATTTTGAAGTTAATGACATTATATTCACTGAAAACTTCTCTTCAAACGAATATAATGGATCATTCTTTATTAAAGAGGTATTTACATCAAGAGACTTCACATATAATTTAAGAAGCACTGCTGTACAAGATCCAACCTTCTCTGGAAGTGGATCTTCAGTATCTAATGTCAATATATACGCTAAACATCCTAAATTCTTATTTGTTAGAGGTCATCAGTACATATTTGACCTTGATGACAATTCAAACTTAGGATATTACTTATCTTTCTCTAAGGATAACCAGTTTAAATTGGAATATCCTTTCATTAACATCATTAGAGAGGGTACACCAGGTTTCACTGATGATGATTCACCAACTCCGTTGGTTAAATTTATCATTAATGATGATGTTACTAACATCTCATACTATTTTGATCCGTCAAGAACTCTTCCATCTAACTCCCCTGTCGGTGAAGGATCGTTTATTGACGTTATACCATCACCTTATGCAGGAACATTCACTGTTACAGGAACCAGCAATGCTGGAAAAACATTCGACTTCGCTTTACTAAATGAACCAGAAAAAACTACTGCTGCTGTGGGGAACAATGAATTCGGTCTACCTCGTAGTTCTTACAGTACAACATCTACAAAAGCAATTGGACCTATTGCGAGCATCAAGCTGGTAAATCCAGGTGGATTCTACCAAAAATTACCTATTGTTAGTGATATTTCATCTAACAGAGAAATTGAAAAGGTTCGTATCACTAATGGTGGTACAGAATACGTAAATGGCATCTATTATAACGTTCCCATCGGTGGAGATGGTGAAGGTGCTACTTGTAACATTACAGTTACTGATGATGGAGACTTTGAAGGTGTTATCACTGCTGTTGAACTAACATCTGCTGGAAAAGGATATACTACTGCATTTATTGACATCGATGCAATACCTGGCATTCTTGGACCTCTACTTGCTGGTTCTGGTGGTATTCTTGATGTTGTTATACCTTCTGAGGGTTCAGGTGCATCTGTATTCTTACAAGGTAAATCAATCGGTAAGATCAAGAAACTTAAGAACAATGAATTTGGTTTCGGTTACTCTCACGATTACACACTAAAACCTGAGATAACATTCCCCGTAAACCTTCAACTGTTTAATACCGCTTTACTAGCACAAATTAAGATAACTGATCCAGGTTCTGGATATACCTCAACTCCTGCTGTTGTAATCGAAGGTGGTGGTGGATCAGGTGCTGCTGCTGATGCAATAGTTAAGAACAATAGACTTTCAGAAATTATTATCAAGGATCCTGGCTCAGGATACAGTTCTGAACCTTCAGTTACACTTAAATCAGAATTTAACTACGTTGTTAACGTTGATTTGGGATATCTACAGTTTAACTTCCCACACGGTATTACAAGTGGAGCAGAAGTACAGTTGAGAGCAGAAGACCTTGGATCTACAGTTGGTATCCTTCCAAAACCAAGTTCTGCTGGTTTGGTCAGTCTATCTTCTACTCAGACTTACTATGCTATTGCTGGAGAGGCAAATGGTCTTGAATCTGACCAATTACGTATCTCTCTAACACAATTAGATGCCGAATCTGGTTCTTACATCACATTCTTGACACAAGGTGAAGGTAGACAGGTACTTCTTACTGAGGTATTTGGTGGTCAAGCAACTGCTATCGTTGAAACATCTCGTTTCTTAGAGGGTGAACTTGTTTATCAAGGTTCATCTCTTGAACTTGCATCTGCTACTGGTTATGTTTCTACTAACGAAGGTTGGCAGATCGGACCTAGAATCCTTAAACTTGAGAACTATGATGGTGTATGGTTGGCTGGTGAACGTGTAACAGGTCAAGTATCTCGTGCTTCTGGTTTGATTGATAACCTTTCTATTGCGAGAGGTACACTTGAAATTGCATCTCTAACCACTACACCAGGTCAGTTTATTGATGACGTTGGTAAACCATCAGAAATTGTTCAAAAAATTCAAGATAGTTACTTCTATCAGAACTTCTCTTACGTTATTAAGTCTCAGACACCTATCAACCAGTGGAGAAAACCAGTTCTTGAAACAAATCACCCTGTTGGATTCAACCTATTTGGTGAACTAGCAATTACTGGTGGTAAGGATATTTCTGGAAGAAAAGTTGTATCTGACCTTGTTAAAGAAGTTAATATCAATAGTTTCACTAATATTAACCAGATTACATCATTTGCTAACGCACAACCAATATACACTGAGTTTAATAACACTGAAGTATTATTCAGACAGAAGAGACTTACTAACTCTGAGGAAATTCTAACTTCTATTGTTAAGAAGGTAGATAATATTTCTGACCAATTTGATGGGATTAAAACCCAGTTCCCTCTCAATGTTGAAGGTTCATCAGTAACTGCAACAGAAGACCAGATGTTCATTCTGTTAAATGGTGTTGCACAATCACCAGGTACCTCATTCTCTACAACAGGACCTTCTATAGTATTCTCAGAAGCACCTAAAGCACCTTCTAGAATTAAATTCAGATCTGTACAGTTCTCTCAACTTGTCATTACCAGAATGACATTTAGTACTATTGGTGGTATCTTCCCATTATTAGGTAATACAGTTCGTTCTCTACAAAATGAAGGTACTGCTGTAGTAATTGATTCTGGTGTTGACTATATTGATGTTATTAGTGTAGTTGGTAGTTTCCAAATCAACGATAACGTCCTCGCCAGTTCAACTGGGTTTAATGCCGTACTCTCTGCTAAAAATAATCTTACTTCTAAGACTATCTACGAACAAGGTGAGAGAATTACTAACTTGCAGGGTAAGTTTGCTATTATTGAAGAAAATAACTTATTAGATGGTGTTATATCTGATGACCTAGTTGTTTCTCGTACATCTGGTACTGCTGCATATGAAACTGGTGAATTTGAAATTAAGTTTAACGATATAATTTATTCTGCACGTTCTAAGATTGCAGCAACAGTTATTAGTATTGCTCCTTACCAAGATGCAGTATCTAATCAGATCATTGATACTGTTGATCTATCCCCTTCATCTACTTTCTTTGGTCTTGTATTCCAGAGAGTTCCTTCTATTACATATCCTAATGTTATTCTTGATAACATATCAGAAACAGTTATCAACCCAACTGAACTTTATACAGATGCTGCAAATAACCAAGACTTCTTAGACTTTGAAAACGTACGTAACCAAGAAATACGTTATGACAATTTAACTGGTACTGATTTTGCTGCTGGCACAGATATTCGTTTGAAGAAATTATTCTTCACTAACTCATCAATGAGAATCCAACCTGACACTCGTGCATTTAACGCAGCAGAGGCATTGGAAAAGAACGCTGAGTTTATCGCTGAAGAAGCCGTGGGATTAATGTTGGCTTTCTACCCCTCCTTTACTATTCCAACAGGTAATCAAAACTGTATTGATGATATAGTTGATGTTATTAATATGATTGCTTGGCAAGTTAAGTTTGATGGTAACTCTGAAGTTTGGGATATTGCTAATACTTACGTTCAAGGAAACTCAATATATCACGTTGATGGGCAAGTAGCACAGACTGTATATGCAATGGAGAAAGCAAGAGATCTTGCTCTTAAGTGTATCAATATGGAAATTATAGTTCCAGCTCACACTACAAAACAACAGTGGAGAGATACAACTGTAACTCCTGAGTATGTGGTTACTGATAATAGTCACGGTGATGCTAGAGCATTGTTACTTGCTAACAAGTGGTATATTGCTCACGAGTCATTACATTATGCTAAGTTACAGAATCCTGGTTATACAGTTTCAGGTGGAGATGAGCATTGTCTATCTGATATTGTTGATGTTATTGAAGCATTAGGTTATAACACTGCACACGGTGGTAATGACTTCATATGGGAAGCAACTGATCGTATTCTTCACTATGGTGTTACTTCAGGTGATAGAAACACTATTGTTAATGCTTTCACAAAAGCAAAGACAATGGCAGTTCAGATTATACAAAATAATGCTGTTGCTAAAGTAGATACTTCACACGGTTGGGTTCAGTTTATTGATAATACAATTACTAATGATCCTGGTAATTGTGCTGCTGTACAATCAACCATCACTACATTGATGGACATTCTTATCAATGCTCTTGGCACAACTGCTTCACCTGGTACAAGAGAAGCATTCCAAGCAGCAGTAACTAAGACTGCACCTCAAGCAGATTACTCACAAGGTAGACTTTCATATCCAGTAGGTGATAATGCTTGTGTAAACCAGACATCTGCTGTAACTAACTTCTTTAGAATTATTACTGATACTCTTCAAGATCCTACTGGAGCAGATAAAACAACTTATCAATGGTCTATCTTTAACTTACAAAGAGTTGAACCAGCATATGCTTTCCAAGATTCTGAGACTATTAAGTGTGTTAAACACAGTTATAAGAATAAGTCAACAGGTGGATTCTTCGTATTTGGTGATACTGTTAAAGGTATAACATCTGGAAATACTGCATCAGTTATTGGTTCTAATGGTGGTAGCAAATGGATCTATAGTAAAAATCCTAGTGGAG